TCATGACAGACAACAAAGATCTCTTGAATACTCAGACTACAACCTGCTTGACTGGGAAGGTGTTGACTTTACTCAGATGTTTGACTTTGACTACTTTCCGAACTACCTTGAACTCATGGATGATAAATCCATATCTCTCTATAGATCAGAGGTGCACAAGTCATGGGACTTTGAAAGTCGACCATCCACTGAGCGAAGATTGCTTCTCGAGGTGCTGAGAAGGAAAAACATCAACATTGAGATGATTATTACCCAGGTGAGGAAAAGACAAATACCTTATGACTGGTTCATTGTCAGCTTATACCCTAAAGAAAGGGAATTCAAAGAAGCTGCTCGGATGTTTTCTATGTTGGTCATGGAAATGAGATGTTATTTTGCATGCACTGAGGCCAACCTAGCAGACTCTGTGTTCGACTACCTACCTCAGCAAACCATGACCAAATCTAAGACACAAGTGCAAGAGAAGCTACTTAAGTTGACAGATCCTACTGCCTACAAGCATACATGGAGTATGTTTATTGAGATTGACTTGACCAGATGGAACCTGAAGTGGAGGGAACTAGTTGTACACATGGTAGGTCGTGACCTCAACAAGATGTTTGGACTATCAGGACTCTATGATATATGCCACTGGTTCTTCAGTTTGTGTCAGATCATAGTCAGAGTTCCTAACCTCCGGCCAGAAGGCATAGAGCTACCCTTGCCTCCTGTGTCTGACCTCAGCTGGAGAAATCACCTAGGAGGGTTTGAAGGAATCTGTCAAAAGTTGTGGACAATCTGCACTTATGCTATGATAGAGAACGCTATGAGACAGCACATTGAGTCAGGGCTTATATTAAGTTATGAGCTTATTGGCCAAGCAGACAATCAGGTGATACGCTTGGAAGTGGCAAAGCAACTGCATAAATCTAGAGCGGAAACTCTCCGGAATGTGCGTGATCTCGTTAATGCTTCACTTGCTGAGCACTGTACAAGGGTTGGACAAGAGGTGAAAGGAGATGAGAATGTAGAATCAACAAGTGTGCTTACATACTCAAAAGATGTATTCATATCAGGAGTCGAATATCCGACTAGTCTCAAAAAGCATAGCCGATTGTTTCCAGTAACAGCCATGGACTTTCCATCCATAGCCAGCAATGCTTCAGCTATCATGGCTGATGCTGTTGCTGCATCAGAGAGCAACTCGTGTCCCATAAGAAGTGCGGTTATCGGATGGTATCACACAGCTAGATATCTCCTCTCTGTAGGAAGTGGCTACTCTATACTGGGTCCCAAAGCACCAAAATTCTCTATCTCTGAAATCATAGGTGCCCTATGTCTACCTCCTAGCATAGGCGGGCTTATAGGGACACCTCTCGCATCATTTTTCTACAAAGGAGGTTCCGATCCATTGGGCAAAGAGATTAGCTCAATGAAAATAATTGCAGATGGTACCGGCCGCCCAGCGGAATTAGTGTCGAGAGCTCTAAGAGGCTTAGTAGAAGGCTATGGATTTGAAGCCAAACCAAGCCTGGACAACTTAATATCCAACCCGTACGGGCTTCCTTTGATCCGACCGTCTGCGCCTGTATCTCAAGTGAGCGAAATGACTCTACAAGCCTTCCGTCCAAAGGTCCTAAACATGGATATCAAACCGCTTCTGAGCAATCACACAGTCAAAGTCGAGAAAGCTCTGAAGAATGACCTTCTAACAATCAAACCGTTGAACCCTCTACTCTTACATGATATCTACGAAGCATCATGTTTTGGAACCATCCAAATCATGAAGAAGATGTTTCTCACCACACGAACTGTTCAATCTGTAGCTCAATGGGTCAATCCTGGAATCACTCATAACTTCCTTCGTGCTGATCTTGATCAACTGATCGACTTCTCATCATGGATTAGGGGGCTGCCGAATCGAGGATATTCTGGAGAATCGTCTTTCACCCTTTCTACTCTGGCTAGACAGCGATGGGGCCAAGAGCTTCACGGAGTATCTACATATCAGCCTATGGACTGTATACACAGACCTGATTTCACTCGAGATAGTAGCTCTATCAAGTGGTCACTGCATACTGCAGAGAACATCTTGACTGTCCGAGGTCCCCTGCACGGATACTTAGGATCAAGCACACGGGAGAAGAGATCAGAATATGGATTCAAGATCCAACAAACAGGAAATGCAGCTAGAGCAGTGAACAAGCTCCAGCTGATACTAAGCCAAGCGAATGGAGATGTTAACTTTACTGCTCTTTTAGAAGAAGTAGGGAAGACTCGGTCTAATACACGCTTGTCTGATATATCAGGGTATTTGCAGAGAGTTCTGGGTGGATCTCTTATACACCGATTTGCTGGTACCTTAAGAGAATTGTCAGCATCGTATGTTGGTCCCCTGAACTTTGCAACTCACATTAGGATAGACACTGACTCACTCGGCCGGGTAAGCGGAAGTTGCCTGAACTATCCTATAATGGTGCAAGAATACATCACCCACACTATGAACGTAGCTCGTTATTGTGCTGTGCTGTTAGGCATCCGTCAAGGGGAACTCCTAGTCGATACCGGTGTAATGACTCCCCTCCCGGATGACGCACTTACCTCCAGTCCAGTCACTTTCAAGAATCTCAATCCCCCTCAGTCAGTCCTATCGTTTACTCCGACTCTCACAATTGTGGGAACATATGATAGTGTCAACATGAAAGTACCTCGAGGAACATTAGCAGATAGATTGACCTACAACACAATACCGAGCATAATGGATTCAGTTGTAGGATTTTTCGACCAAATATCAAGGGATCGACATGCAGCCAAGCAGCTTGCCGACACCAGAGGGTATGCTGCCGTCCCGTCAAGGTCCAAAATAGATATTGCCGAGGCCCATGGACTAGGACCTAAACTCCTATGCAAAGCCGCTGCCTATAGTGCCGTCAACGCGACACTCCGTGATACATTCAGAACGACACTACGTCATAATGATAGGTGGGAGGAAGCCCTGTTTCCCATTACCACTATTGACATTATAGTGAAGACTTTCTTAGC